AGTTCCCCCAATTCCACGACATGCGTGAAGCTTTACGTCGTTACTACGTGGCGCTTGGCACCGAGTCCATCGACAAACTCCTAACCAACCCAGAAACCGAAGCCAAGAGCGCGGACCCCCTGACGGAAATTCAGTTGGCTATGACAGGCAAGCCCATCAAGGCCCAGCTAGGTCAGAACCACGCCGCTCACATCGCCGTTAAGACCGCCTTCCTGCAAGCCCCACAAATGCAGGGCGCCAATGACCCGACCATTGCCTTGGGCCAGCAGGTGCTGTCAGCCAACATTGCTGAACACAAGGTCTTGATGTTCATTGCCCAGGCTATGCAGATGGCGCAGCAGATGGGCCTGCCCATTCAGGACGAGAACGTCCAAGGCCAAATCGCCACGCAGCTTGTGCAGATTTCGGCGGCCAGCAATCCGCAGCAGCAGCAGGCCAGCATCGAACAACAGACGCTCCAGCTACAGGCGCAAGAGCTTCAGATGGCGGGCGAACGTATCCAATCCCAAGATACCCGCGAGGCAGCCAAGATTGCGCTTAAGCAACGCGAGCTTGACCTGAAGGAAACGGATATGCTGCTTAACGCACAAGCGAAACAGAAGCAGAACCAAATCTCGGCTTCTGGCAAAATACTTGACAACTCAGCTAAATTAGCGGATATTCAAGCCAAACAGCTTGCCGAAAGGGCAAATAATCCTATTCAATGACGTTACTATCAGACTACGTAGCAGAAGTACAGAAGCGAATAGAACGCGAAAAAGAGTCACTAGCTAGGGGGTCTGCGACCTCCTACGACGAATACGCTCGCAAGTGCGGCGTTATCAGCGGCATGGGTCTTGCCCTGGAAATCCTAAAAGACCTTTTTCAATCAACACCTTCAGAGGAAAGGGACTAATGATTACTGCCCGCTCGGCTCTTGACGGGGCCATTACCAACGACCAGTGGGTCACACAGGACGAAATTCCTGATCCGACTCCACTGCCTAGGATTCCTGGCGTAGGGATTCTTGTCCGGCCTGTGCCTATCCGGCGCAAGACTGCGGGCGGGGTCCTACTTCCTGACACGTTTCGTGAGGATCGGGAATACCTGAACACTGTGGGTCGCGTCCTTTCATTGGGCGAACTCGCATTCGTGGACGAAGATATATACCGGAAAGGCCCATGGGTCAAGCCCGGTGACTATATCGTTTACGCAAAATTCGCAGGCCAGAAGATTTGGTGGAAGGGCGTGAAGCTCCTCTTGGTCAAGGCTTCTAGCATCGAGTTGGTCGTAGACAAACCCGAATACCTAGACGCAAACTTCAAGGAATAAATCATGTCCGAATCCGGCTATCGAGAAATCGACCTCGACAATCCAGGCAAAGCGCCAAACGCTTCAGAAGAATCCGACATTGAAATCGTGGAAGAATCTTCTGTTGCGCCACCTCCAGAAGCTGATCCGGTGCCCGAACCGGAACCCGCAGCCGCTTCCAAGCCCTCCGAAGATTCTGACGATGACGACGGTTCGACATCCGACGATTCCCCTTCTGATCGAAAGCGCCTAACCCGTAGCCAGCGCCTCAAGAACCAACGGGACCTTTATGCCAGACAACTAACTGAAGCGCAAGCCCGCCTAGCGCAATTAGAAACCCGCGCCCAACGGGCTGAAGCTGAAGCTAACGAGGGTGCCGCCATTGGCTACGACCTCTACATTAAGCAACTCGATACCTCGATGCAAGCCTTGCGCCGGGATTTCGATTCAGCTTACGATGCTGGCGACCGCGACAAAATCTTTGAAATCCAACAGCAGATTGCCACCATCACGGCAACCAAAGCCCAGGCTGAAAAGGATAGGCGGTCGATCCCTACGCGGCAGGCACCTACTGGACAGGCAGCCCCGCAGCCGACCCAGCAGACACAGCCTGCGCCAGCTAGACGTACCCCCAGCCCGGCTGCCGTCGAATGGTATGACCGCAATAAGGAATGGTTCAACAAGGATGCGGTGATGACGGCCAGTGCCCGAGTCATTGACCAGCAAATGGTTCGCGACGGTTTCGCGCCCACCGACCCCGACTACTTTGACGAACTGGACAAGCGGCTTCAGAGGGAGTTCCCCCAGAAACTGGGGCGCCCCGTCGGTCGTCCGCCTGCCAACAACCCCACCATCCAGAACAGGTCTGCCCCTGCTCCGGCCCCCGGCAAAGTTCGCGTAACTATCACGCAAGCCGACCGGGAAATGGCTAACCACCTCGGCATTAGCGTGGAACAGTACGCCCGCGAGAAAGCCAAGACGGAACGTGCCATGCAGACCACCAGCCAGTACACGGAGATTCTGTAATGAAAAACAAACTTTTCGCGACCCCAAGTAACGCCATCGACGAAGCACTTGAAAATTCTCTGGAAACAGAGTATAATCCTCCCAATGCGCTAGAAATCCCCCCAATGCCTGACAGTGACGCATTCATCTATAGGTGGATTCGTTTCCGGGTAGGGGACCAAGATGATTTCAACAACATCTCTCAGCGTATGCGAGAAGGGTGGGCATTCGTTCCAATCGGGGAAGTTCCCGACGGTTACGTTTTCCCTGGACTCGAAAGTAAGATTTCTGCTTTGGCAGGCGCGGCTATTAACGGCGACCTTGTTTTCGCTAAGCTGCCTCGACGGAAAGCGGAAGCCATCCAGAAATGGTCTGAAGATCGGGCCATTCAAGCAGAGCAGGCTTTCGATCTGAAGACAATCAGCTACGATGACAATATGGGCCGGGCACAACGCTTTGCCAATGAAGGTTCAAAACGCTTTTCCAGGGGGCGACGTCCCTCGTTTGGATAACACATAGAAGGAGGATAGAAGGTGCCCCAATCTTTCGCACCCTTCGGACTTCGCGCTGTGGCTGCCCTCGGCACCCATGGTAACGAACTCCGCGCTTATCCGCTTCCCAACGGCGCTAACTGCCCGGACCTCGGTAAGGGTTCTCCGGTCAAGCTGTCGGGTGGCGTAATTGTTTCGGCTGGTACTGGTGGTGGCCCCCTGCTGGGTGTTGCTGCTGGTTTCGCGTGGATCGACCCGACCACGAAGCAGCCTCAACTCAAGAACTCAATCCCCGCAGATACGTCTTCGGCTGGCCTCTATAACGGTTCCGACCGTCCGGCGGCCTACGTCGTTGACAATCCCAACGCGCTCTTCATTGTACAGGCTGACGCTTCCGTTACGGCGGGCGACCTCGGCTTGAACTTTGACGTGACCGCGTCTGGCGGCGATGTTGATGCAGTATACGGTGTTTCCCGCTACACGCTGGATGCGTCTACCCGTACCTCTGCTATTGGCACTGCACTGAAGCTTGTGGGTTTGGCCAACATTGTCGACAACAACTGGGGCGATCCGTTCCCGATTGTGGTCGTGAAGTTGAATGGTCCAATCCTCCAGCAAGTTTCTGCGGCATAATAGGGGGGACTAGACAATGACTATTTTGACTCGCGCACAATTTGCGAAGCAGCTTGTTCCCGGCCTTAACGCTATCTTCGGCACTGCCTATAAGAGCATCGACAACGAACACACTCCGCTGTTCGACATCGAGAAGTCTGATCGGTCGTTCGAAGAAGAAGTGTTGATGACGGGCTTTGGTACGGCCCCGGTCAAGGACGAAGGCGATCAGGTGTTCTTCGACACCGCCTCCGAAGCTTGGACGAGCCGCTTTACCCATGAAACCGTTGCCATGGCTTTCGCCATCACCGAAGAAGCTATCGAGGATAACCTCTATGGCACGACGGGCAAGATGAAGGCGAATGCGATGGGCCGCGCTATGGCGAATGCCAAGCAGGTGAAGGCCGCTAACGTCTACAACAACGGCTTCTCCACTAGCTCCCTCTACGCTGGTGGCGATGGTAAGCCTCTCTTCGCTACCGACCACCCCACGCTGGCGGCTGGTACGCAGTCCAACAAGGTTAGCTCGGACCTGTCCGAAACTGCCCTTGAGTCGGCCCTGATCAACATCTCGTTGACCAAGGATGACCGTGGCCTGCTGATCGGCGCCCGCGCCGTGAGCCTGCACATTCCTCCGCAGCTTCAGTTCGTTGCCCACCGTATTCTCTTCTCTGACCTGCGCGTCGGTACGGCTGACAACGACACGAACGCCATGAAGGACATGGGCCTGTTCTCGAAGGGCTACACCGTCAACCACCGCTTCACGGACACGAACGGCTGGTTCATTCGCACTGACGTGCCGAATGGTACCAAGATGTTCATCCGTGCGCCGCTGGCCACCAAGGACGATGTGGACTTCCTGACCGGCAACATGCGCTACAAGGCCCGCGAGCGTTACAGCTTCGGCTGGTCTGACTGGCGTCAGTGGTACGGCTCCTCTGGTTCAACCTAATGGTTTGGGGGCTTCGGCCCCCATTCCCTCATCCTTAAG